TCGTGGCGAAGTACGACACGCCGGAGACGCTGTTCTATTGTGATCCGCCGTACTTACTGTCTACCCGCAATGGTCACGTCGGTTACAAGTACGAAATGACGGTTGAGGAACACAGAGAGTTGGCCGAAGTGCTAAATAGCGTCAAAGGTCACGTTGTGCTCTCTGGCTACGCTTCGCCCGAGTACGACGAGTGGTATCGCGGCTGGAAACGCGTAGAGTTCGATGCAACCCTGTCCGCTCGACCGGATCGGCAAAGAAGCCGAGATAAACGAACCGAAGTCTTGTGGATCAAGCCCGCCGCCTGATGGGCGGCTTAAATTTTCCCGCTTCGACGAACCGTTACCCTTAGCGAAGTAGAGTTTATCGGGCATGGCGCGCACATAGATAGGCCCGAGGCCCCGCGGTCCCCTCCTCCACCTCCNCCGCGGGGCNCGTCGCGCGCCGGTTGTGAAGGAAGGTGGTGGTCATGCGTCCGAAGCCTGTGAGCGAGAAAGANCGCCAACAGATCATCGAAGCCCTCAAGAGNGGCGAGATGTCGCAGGGAGCAATCGCTCGCAAGTTCGGGCGTCATGTGTCCACCATCAACCGGATTGCGAAGGCTGAAGGGATCAAAAGCAATGTTGCCGAGCCAAAAAAAGCGACCGAGGCCCGGATCACTTACGCNCGGGCCGAGCGAATCAAGCTCATCGACGAAGCACTCCAGAAGGCTCGCTCGATGCTTGACGACCTCGGCAAACCTCTCGAACTCCAGCAGTTGGCGATGGCCCTCGCCGTGCTCCTCGACAAGCGTCGTCAGGAAGATGACGACGACAACAGGCGACGCGGCGCGATTAGTNNACTGATGGAGCGGCTGCGAGAGGAGGAGCGCGGNGATGATGACNCTGGCTCTTCCGACGGGTAAGCAGCGGCGCTCGATCCTTGAGGCAGACGCACGACTCAACATCTGGCACGGTTCGGTGCGCTCGGGCAAGACGGTCGCGAGCATCATCCGGTGGCTCGATTTTGTCGCGCATGGGCCGCCGGGCGAATTGTTGATGGTGGGGAAGACGGAGCGGACGTTGAAACGCAACATCCTCGACCTCATCGCAGAGCTGTTGGACGGGGATGAATTTCGCCTGCTCTCGGGCAAGGGAGAGGCGTACATCTTTGGGCGGCGCGTGTATCTCGCGGGCGCGAACGATGAGCGTGCAGAGGGAAAAATCCGCGGCCTCACGCTTGTGGGCGCATACGGCGACGAGATCACGTTGTGGCCAGAGAGTTTTTTCACGATGCTACTCTCGCGCTTGTCGCTCCCTGGAGCCAAATTCTTCGGTACGACGAACCCGGACAGTCCGTTCCACTGGCTCAAACGGGATTACCTCGATCGGGCGCATGAACTGGATTTGCGCCACTGGTCTTTCGGTCTCGACGACAACCCGAACCTCGACCCGGAGTACGTCGAGTCCCTCAAACGCGAGTATACAGGGCTGTGGTACAAACGCTTCATCCTCGGCCAGTGGGTCCTCGCCGAGGGCGTCGTCTACGACATGTTCGACCCAGACCGACACGTCGTGACGGCGCTCCCGCCGATCCAACACTATTACGTCGGCATCGACTATGGCACGACGAACCCAACGGTGTTTCTCCTTCTCGGCCTCGGCCAAGACAGTGTGCTCTACGTCTGCCGGGAGTGGCGCTGGGACAGCGAGGAGAAGGGCAGGCGTCTCACGGACGCGCAGCTCAGCGCGGAACTGCAGCGCTGGCTTGGAACCGTGAGGCCGCAGCGGATTTGGATCGACCCGTCGGCGGCGAGTTTCATCGCGCAGTTGCGCCACGATGGCGTGAGAACGTGGCCCGCCGACAATGCGGTCATCGACGGTATCCAGGACGTGAGTACGCTGTTAGGCGCGGGGCGGCTCAAGATACACGAGAGTTGCCGAGGCCTGATCGAAGAAATGGGCACGTACGTATGGGACGAGAAAGCGCAGGCGAGAGGAGAAGACAAGCCNTTGAAGCAGAACGATCACGGGTGCGACGCCTTGCGCTACGCGGTGCGCGGCNTNCGGCGCGTGTGGCGACCGTGGATCGTGGCAGAGAAAGGAGTGGCGTAGATGGCACTTCCNGAAGGTGGAAGCATCGCTTGGCCTCCCGAAGAGTGGCAGGCGATCTACGACAGATACGCAGAGTGGAGCGCTTGGTACTCAGGCGATCCGCAGCAAATCGCCGACGTCTACGCACGCCTTATCGGCCGCGGTCCGCATGGTCGTTTCTGGGCGAAGGAGATCCGCGAAGAGCGCCGCGTGATGCTGCACGTGCCTGTGGCGGGCGACATCGCGTCGGTCGCGGCGGACCTGCTGTTCAGTGAGGTGCCGGACATCCGCATTGCAGAGGCCCACGACGAAAGCGCGCCGCGGGACGCGATTGAGGCGCAGGATCGCCTTTGGCAGTTGATCGACGACGGCGGCGTGCACAGTAAGCTTCTTGAGGCCGCCGAGACGGCTTCGGCGCTTGGCGGCGTGTTTATCGGCCCGGTTTGGGATACCAGCGTCGCCGACATGCCGCTCCTGCGCGTGGTCCAGGCCGACGCCGCTCTCCCGGAGTTTCGNTGGGGNCANCTCGTGGCCGTGACNCTGTGGCGCGTGGTCGAGGATGACGGATCTACGGTCTGGCGGCACCTTGAGCGGCATGAGCCGGGCGTGATCCTGCACGGGCTGTACCGCGGCACGACGACGGAGCTTGGCCGCCGGGTGCCGCTTGCCTCGCATCCGGCGACGGCGGATCTGCAGGATGTCGTGACGCTGCCTCCGCAGATGCAGGACACGCTGGCGATCCGGTATGTGCCCAACATGCGCCCGTCGCGGGTNTGGCGAAGCGATCCGATTGGGACGTATCTGGGCCGCAGTGACTACTCGGGCAGCGAGAGTTTGATGGACGCGCTCGATGAGGTGTACACGTCGTGGCAGCGGGACATCCGGCTTGCGAAGGCGCGCCTGGTGATCCCCGACACATGGCTTCAGCCCGTCGCGATGACGCAGGATGGTAAGGTCGTATTGCGCTTCGACGAAGACAAAGAGCTTTTCGTCGCGCTCCCGATGGATTCCACCGAAGGCGCGCTGACGGCGACGCTGTTTCAGCCTGCGATTCGCTTCACGGAGCACGAGCAGACCTGCCTGCACTACCTTGAGCGCATCATCAGCGCCGCCGGATACAGCCCGCAGAGCTTCGGTTTGCACATCGAGGGCCGGGCCGAAAGCGGGACGGCACTGAAGATTAGGGAACGCAAATCTTTCGTCACGACGGCGAAGAAAAGGCGCTATTGGGAGCCTGCGCTCGCTGACGTACTTTGGATGATGCTGGTGCTCGACCGCGAAGTGTTTCGAAGCGGCGTGACGCCGTATCGGCCGGCGGTGGCGCTGGCAGATAGCATCGCCGAAAGCACGCAGGAGGTGGCGCAGTCGATCGAGCTGCTCTCCCGCGCGAAGGCGGCCTCCACGCGCACGCTGGTCGAGATGCTGCATCCTGACTGGAGCGACGAGGAAATCGACGCCGAGGTGCGGCGCATCATGGAGGAGCAGGGACAGTACGTGCCTGATCCTCTGCAGGTGGGGATCGACTGATGCCCACGTCACCCGCCGCATGGGAAGCCGCCGCCGTCGCACTACGGCGCATTTACGCCGACGCCGAGACGCGCCTGCTTGAGCGCATCGCCNGGCGCCTTGAGCGCGGGATTGACGACGCTCCATATTGGGCCGCGCAGAAGCTACAGGAGGTGCGCTACGTCCATCGTGAGATCGAGGANCTNGTCACCCGCNTGGANNNNGAGTCGCGGCGCGAGATCGAGANCTGCGGTCGTCGAGGCATACGAGGGCGGCGCACTTGAGGCGGCGCGTGATATCGCGGAGGTGGTGGATCGGCCCCTGCGCGAGGTCGTGCGTGTGAGCCGCCTTGGCGCTGTCGAGAGCATCGTNGAGGAGGCGGTCGCNCAGGTACGATCGACGCATNTCCGCATCCTGCGCGTGGCCGACGATATCTACCGCCGCACGATNGCGGAGGCGACGGCGCGGGCGGCGACGGGTGCGATGACGCGGCGTGAGGCGGCGCAGATGGCGCTGAACCGCTTCGCCGATGCGGGCATCACCGGATTCATCGATCGGGCGGGGCGGCGCTGGGATATCGCATCGTACGCTGAGATGGCGACCCGCACCGCCACAGGGCGGGCGGCGATCCAGGGGCACNNNGACAGGCTGACGGCCAACGGGTACGATCTGGTGATCGTGAGCGATTCGCCGGATGAGTGCGACCTATGTGTTGTCCCCGGCACGCTTATAGAGGGGCCAATGCCCACGTGGCGTTGCCGACTTGAATATACTGGCGACGTAATCAGCATCACCACGGCCGCAGGAAAGAATCTTACGGGAACGCCAGATCACACGGTGTTGACTGACAGGGGGTGG